TGTCACATCTCTTATCATACCAAGATAGTGGTTGTAAGTATATATTAAACTAGATATCTTAGATTGACCTGAGTTGCTTGATAGTTCCTGAATAGGAACCCTACCATTATTAAACTCGCCATCTTGCGTAAAACTTCTACCAATGACAGAACCTGTTTGAAAATAAAGTCTTAAGGCATCCTCTGGGTTATATGCGGCTCCTGTACCTAAATCAACCTCATTTAATCCATCAGCATCAATATAAACACCATCTGGAACTACTCTTGATATGACTTGTTGTAGTTTTAAATGAGTCATTTGAATTAAATCAGCAAACGTAGTCATACGTCTTACTAGTGATTCAACTACTCCTTTATACATTCTTGGAGCAACTCCTATATAGTTAGGTGTAGCATACTGAGATGCTGACTTAGGTCTAACCATATTCTTAGCTAAATCCCATTTAAGTAATTTATTACTACCTAATACCATTACCCCATCATACCATACGTCAATTCTTTTTTCTATCTTCTCGAATCTTTCTTGGTCTTCAGCAGGTGGATTAAAAGAGTCATCTTTTCTAATTACTTTTTCGCCTCCGTTATCTAAATATTTTTTCTTATATACAAATTTCTTATCTGTCTTATAGTTGAAGTATAGCAAACAAACTACATCCTTTTCAAATAAGCTATCTCTATATGGATTTAATATACCGTAGTGTCCATACCAACTAGAACTAAGCTGAGATATTTCTTCTAAATCTTCTTTAGTTAAATCTGGATTAATCTTTAATAGTTCTGTAATAGGAACTCTTTTTACTTCTCCAAAATAAAAACAATCCTCAAATGTTGGACTCTCACTATAGCTATATACTAAATTAGCTGGGTCTACATAACTAACTTTGACACCTGTATTTGCTAAAAACTCATGCTTTAACCAACCCATACCAAGGGTACATATATCATAGTCTACTCTTTTTCTAACATCATAATAATGATTCTCTTCGAGTATTGTGTTAATAGCTTCTTCTTCCGCTATTTCTATACCAGGCTTATACTCTAGCTGCATATGCAACTGTAACTCCTGATCGTCTGCTGGTAAATCTTCTGCATTTGTATTAAATGCGTCTATACCATATAATTCTTTTGATTGATTTAAAAAATCTTTAGCTACCATATCAGCCTCAATCATCTTCTGATATCCCATTCTCTGATCAGATGCTAATGCATCCTGAGCATATGCTTGTACGGTAAATAATCTGTTAGACATGCCGTTAACTACTATGTCAACGAACTTTGGAATAATCGGTACAGGTGTCCAGTCTAGGTTTAAATAGGAAAGGTCTCCATCTATAGCTAATTCGGATTTATACTTATCAACGGGTTGTTCTCCTCTTGCGTATAATCTAAGTTTGTGAAACTCTACCCATTGATTGTAATACCTACATGTGTTACCTGTCCTTTTAAACCATTCGTACTGAATAGCATGCCCTACCTGTAAACCGTATTCCTCGGTAGCTTTCTGGCTATCCGTTGCGAGTTGATTAGGAAAAGTTACAGGGTTTATTAATACTATAGGCTCCTTCATTTATTTATAATTTGGCTTCTATTTCCCTTGTTACTATATCTTGCAAAGTTAATAGAAATTTTTGACTCTTTTACAACTGGATTATATAAATGCTTCTGATTAGCCATTATAGCTAATCCTGAACTAATAGAGGCATCATACTTAGTTCTATTGTTTATATCAAACTTAGCCCAATCCATTAATGTTCTAGTGAAATACATAGAACCCATTT